AGGGCACTGGGAAAGACTGACATTGTAGCCGTTGCACCGTTCTCACTGATGGTTTAACTTGTCTGTAACAAACAACGGGGCTGACATGTCTACTGACAAGAAAAAGATTGAAGATGAACACGGTCGAACGCTGACAAATCGACAAACTACCTTCGCAAGACACATCGTTGAGGGGATATATTCGAACGCGGATTGCGCTCGCAAGGCTGGGTACTCTGTCAATGTAGCTGCCAAACAGGCATCGATCTTGCTTAACGGGCGCGACTACCCTCATGTGCTGGAGTACATAAAGGACATGCGTGAGGAGCGGGAGCGCAGGTATGGGGTAACTACCATTGGTCAGCTTGAACGGCTTCACAAGCTCTCTGTGGGCGCTGAGGAGAACAACCAATTTTCTGCCGCCATCAATGCTGAGAAGATACGTTCCGCGCTTGGTGGTTTGACCATCGATAGGCGGGAAACAATCAACACCATTGATCAACTTTCCCGCGATGAAGTCACGGCTCGACTTGCTAAGTTGCAACAACAATATCCGCAAGCATTTATGGTAGATATAACACCGAAGGAAACATCCGATGAGCAAGGGCCCAGAGGCGAACTTTTGGAACACGATCCGCAACAATTTGCCGAAGAAGTGCTTCGCAACGAGGATTGAAAACAAACACGGGGGCGGTGTTCCTGATGTTCACATGGTCTGGGATGGCATCCCGATCTGGATCGAACTCAAGGTAAGCAATGTCAACGCAGTAAAAGTCTCGCCTCATCAAATCGCTTGGCACATGGCATATTGCGCGCGCGGGGGGCTAAGTTTCTACTTAGTAAGAAGGTCCAAGCAGGGTGACATAGTTTTATTTGACGGTGATCAGGGCTCCAAACTGGCCGATGGCGGGTGTTCTGCGGCCCGTGGCACGGTATTCAAGGGCCCAGGTGCGATGTTCGAGGTTTTGCGGCCTGTTTTGCTGGATAAGTTGAGCGCAGTCTTGCGGCCCGCGGCCGGCGGTTAGGTCTTGCGGCCCGCTGCCGCAAATAGCCCAGCCGAGTGCCCTTGCACGAGGCCAGAAACACTGTGCGCTCTTGGCGCTCCATTCTTTTTCCTTGGATATTCTGCGCGACTAGCGCCCATTCTTTAAAAGGTAAAAAAGGGAGCCGAAGCCCCCTTCATATTACATATCGAACCCCATCCTGCCGCAGTAGTCTGTCTTTGACTCCCAAGGTTCTTGGTCGAGCTCGTCTTCCTGATGCCCCTTTAACAGTCTGTGGGTAAGCGAGGCCTCAACTTGCTGTTTGCTATTGATGACCCCTGACTTCTTAATTTCTTTTTCGACTGACTCTCTGTTGTACTTACTCATGTTCATCTCCTAATGTTGAACGATTGCGATTGACTTGGCGAGACTTGATCCTTTGCACAACTTACACGCTGTACATTGAACTCGTCGTCCTGCCTCCTTTGATGCGGGGCAAAGTATCTCCTTGGTTTTGTCCAAGTCACCTAAGTCCGCAATTACTCTGAACGTGCGATGTCCAGCTTTCCAGTGCTCGACTGCTTCGGCCATGGTGTCTGCACTCTGCATCGCTATGTCTGGCCGCCACCCCGACTGATGTGAGTACGCCAGCCATGACTTGCATTGTTTGAGCAGTTGGTCCCATACCCACGATGGCACGGCGGCTGGATCCCCGTAGGTTCCGATCCGAACGATACGGTCAGCTCCCAAGGATTGTATAGTGTCTGATGATAAAGCCAATTTTGCTACGGGGTAGACTCCTCTCTTGTAGGCTTTGTAGACGATGGTTGGTCCTTGGCCAAGGTTGACGTAGCAGTCTCGCTTGACCGCTTGCTTACGAACTGGGTCCGTGGTTGGAGTTCCACGAAACTTGCAGTCTCCACAGATGCTGAAGTCTTCGCCGGACTTGCTGGCCTCGAGCGGAGAGATGTCTGACCGTATGATGTAGGTCTGCAATACCTTACCGGTCTTGATGTTCCGACCAGAGTATGTCGCTATGACGACAATCGGTTTACCATCCAAGAGGCTAGGCCCGTTGTATATGATTCCGTTCTTCATGTTAGTGCTCCTTAGTTGAGTTGGTGCGGGGACCGAAGCCCCCGCGGTTAGATTAGTCGAGCGTGGTGGTGAATGTTACCGAGCCCAGCGCCTCTTGAATTTTGTCGCTCAAGTCGATGTCTTCCTCGACCATTTCAGTTATCTCCTGACGGTGATCTTGGATATCGAACTCGGCGACGCTGTCCGACATGTCAGCGACCCTCTGTTCGATACGTTCGTCCACCTTGTCCTGAATGATGGCCATGATGAGATCGGCTAGTTGATTAACATTATCCATAGTGCTTGCTCCATTCTGGTGTGCTTTCGACCAACTGGCCGTTCTGAATTACTTCTGACTTGTACGTGTCGCCGTACTCGAAACTGCCGTGAGTGTACGGTGACTTGGCGGCGATGTGCCAGATATCGAAGGGCGACCCCTCGTTTTCCGGCATCTTACGGGTAGCGAGGATGCGCCACTCCCATCCCGTCCGGTCGTTTTTGTAGACCGCGTATGGTTCTTCGACGGGTTGAGTTTTCTTAAACGGATTTGGCATTGATGGTTTCCTTATTAGTTGATTGTTGTATAGCGAGGTTCCAAGCCATTCCCGCTGCGACCCAGAGGTGGACTCGATCTTCCCTTGGGTGTTTGTCAATCCAAGCCTCGAGTGCCTCCCAGTCGTCTGGGGTGTTGACGAATCCAAGTTTCTTTATAGCCATAACAGCCTCCTTAGTTGAGTGTGGGGGTCGGACCATCCAACCCCCGTTAGTAGTTACGCTTCGACCGGCTCGTCCACCTTGTCGGCTTTGACTTCGACATGGTACTCGATAGTCTCGACTTGACGTCCCGCCTGCCACTGCATGGTGTCTGCCGATTCGGTATAAGCCTTACGCAGGATGTCGTGGAGCTCTTGGTGGAGTTCCCTCTCGTGCGACCAGTTGCTGTAGCCAGCCCCATGCTTAGTGAAGAAGTTGTCGATTACGGTCAGCTCGTGGATGGTGAGTTTAAGTGGTAGTACGAGTGATCCGGTGTTTACGTAAGACAGTTTAGCCATGATGGCCTCCTTGGTTGAGTTAATGCCGAACGCTCATAACGACGTGTGGCCGTTACCAACTTGGCGGAGAAGGGGTGCAATAAGAAGGAGGCGTGGCCCCTTGGTCCGCCGACGTAAAAGGTTGCAGTCAATGCCCCGACGACCCCTTGGGAGGAGCCCTTTAGGGTCGCCATTATTTTAGTGCGCTCTAGTCATAGGCGTTGACACAATAAGTGATCAACATGACTCCTTACTATGGATTAATCTGGTGTTATGTTGATCACTTATTGTTTCGACGGTGGCGATGCACACGCGAGGTTAGACGCACTAAAAAAATTGCAGGGCTTTTCGGAAACTCTTTTTCGAAATTACACTATCGCGAGCAAGATTGGTCATCGTCCGGATGTCGTTGTGTGTGTGGTAGTTGAGACCGAGCGAAAGTTCTCGTCCCTCTTCAAGGACGAAACTAAGGGAGGTCGAGGGACATAAAGCCAAGGGATCGGGCTCCGGCCCCTTGGCCGCGGCCTATCCCTTGGCTTTATGGGTCGGGCTCCGGCCCCTTGGCCGTGGCCGACAGTCGGGCCATAGCCCGACAGTGCTGTGAGTGCAGTCCATCCGCCAAGCGCCGTCCAACGGGCGCATAGCCGTTGGTCGACTGTCAGTTCGAAGACTGACACGAGCCGAAGGATCGTTGCGTCAGGGATCGAAGCCCGTAAGGGTGGGGACGCCCTTGCGTCACCATTCACGAGAGCCCGCCCGGACGCCCAACAGATAGATCATAAGACAGAGGGGTGGAGACAACTGAATCTTTTCTAGAACGTGGGGACTAGAGACAATAATTATTTCACCAAGAACCTTGGGCCACATACCCTGATACAACGAGTCATCGAGCCGTGCTCCGACTGTCAGTTCGGAGACTGACATGGCCTGAAGGGCCATTCCCTTCTCTTAGAAGTATCGCGCGACTAGCGCACCTTTTTATACCTTGGGGGTTACTGTGGGAAATTCTACTGAACGACACGTCGAAATGATGCGACCCCGTCCCCCCCTTTTGGCCCCACACGTCGCACCCGCCGCCCCTATAATGTTGGTGTGATAAAATCATCCGCCCCTAGTTCCATTGCACTTGTGCGCAACAAACAAGTCCCTTTATTTTACCGTCCTAAAAATATTGGGTGTAAATTCATTTGGGTTTGGTGTATGGTGCATTTAAAGTTTTGTTGGGGATGATGCCATGCTGCCACCACTGATGACAGGCGATGTCGAAAAAGATCGAATTGCTATGGCTGAATTTGAAAAGAGTTCCAAAGCCCAAGAAAAAAGAGAGTATGACCTGATCCACGGAACCGGATCGTATGATATAAAATTTCCGGCAGCGGCCTCCTCCGCTGTGAGTACAGAAGAGGTTAATCCGTTTGCTTCGACGGCGCCTGAAGATTCGTTTCAAGCGGAGTTTTTGAAGTTACAGGCTGATAACCCTGGGGACCCGAGGTACGCGGGCGAAGTACCGGACTACATTGCGCCGGAGGAGATTCAGCTTGGGCTTGATAATCCTGGGGACCCGAGGTTTTATCAGGGGATCATGAGTCAGGCACCATCGAGCATGACTGATCCTGGGATGATGGGGATGATGCAGTCTCCGATGCAACAGAGTTCATCACAGCAGCAGAGCAGTCCGTTTGGCGGCAACTTTGCGAGTTACTTAACTGGGAGCACGGGTGGTTTTGGCGGCGGCGGCATGAGTGGTTACGGCGGCATGGGCACTGGGATGAGTGCGGGGGGTGGCATTATGTCGATGGCTAACCCGATGCAACGGCAGATGTCGATGATGCCTCAACAGATGATGCAGCAGGGCGGCTATGCTCCTCGTCCGCAGCAGCAGTTTTTAACCCGAAATGGGGAGAGTGCTGGTTACGGCGGTCAGTCGGGTTCTCAAAACAATCAGCAGAGTTTTTATGGCCAGCAGCAGTTTAACAGTCCGTTTGGCGGGGCGTCACGCGGCTATTACGCTTGATCTAGCTTAGTGGTTTGAGATGTGTTACACGGGGTTAAACCCACGGAAGGGAACGAACAATGTATAAGTACAACATGGGCGGCACTGTTCCGCGTGAGACTACGATTGGCGGCCAGCGTCACAACTTAGCGTACATCAATCCTTTCGAGGAGGATTTGTTGAACACTCAGTACCGAGGCGGTGAGGGTCAATCTGTACCACCGTTTGCCGGTCCTGGGGGCGTTCCAGCTTATAGAACACTCGGACTGAGTCCCGGTCAGGCAGGTGCGATGGGCCAAGGTTATCAAGGTGGTGACAAAGCAGGTTCTCCTAGCGGGGCTATCGGGGGCGGCGAACGAGATGAAGTTGACAAACAACGTACCCGTGATGCGGAAGCCGCTGCCAAAGCTGCACGACTTCGTCAAGCAGCTTTCAAGAGAGATGCCCCCACAGATCCGTACACTGACGTAGCAGCATTTGTTACTACACCCAAGGTAGTTACACCCAAGGAAGTAGCTTCATCCGCAGGCACCGTAGCCACCGGTGCCTC